AAGTAGGATGATGAGTCTCGAAAACCTTCCTGGTCACGGGCATAATCCTAATATTAAAGCGTTAAATTCTCAGCATACTGGAAACCCTTCTGGTGAAAGTGGTAGTGATATTACATTTCAAACTGCTAGATCTATTATCAACAGACAGGGTGCTGGTGTTAAAATTGGTGGTCCTAATGATTTTGAAAATAATAGAATGACTAAACCACCCCAAGCTCACGGTCACGAGTCAATGCAGATTGTAATTGATAAGGGAAGTATGGCAATTAATTCGTACTCTGATACTTATAATTCTGATAATATGTCGGTTAATAATTATGATAGTATGGGTAATGCCGTTTTGGACTTTACTCAACCGCATCAAACAGCAGTTTATATGATTAAAGCTTACTAAATATCTTAGGGCATCACAACCAATGGCGAAAGTATATGCTAATATTAGAGGAGCTCAAGGTGTTGCACCTGGAGTGATTGTTCCTTTTTCAAAGGAATGTCAATCTGATGCAAACTTATTAGAACGTGTCCCTGGTGGATACTTACGTTGCGATGGCAAAGTTTATCAAGCTCAAGATTTTCCTGGTTTAGCTAGAGTTATTGGGGTTGGTCCATCAGGAGGATCTGGTGTTCCTGGATGTGCTTTTAATCCTGGAATAGATTCTTCAGTTTTGATTAACCCTACGTTTGATTCGGATGGCAACTTTACTGGAGGTAGTTTTGCAGTTCCTAATCTAGGTGCTAAAGTCTTAGTTCCTAACAGTTCAGCTGGGCAGGAATTTATGGGCAACAATGTTTCTGGCGGCATTTATGAAAGAGCTGGTATAGGATATGTTGCTAGCATAGCATCAGTGGTTACTACAACAATGAGCGGAACCATTGAAGATAGTGTTTATACAGCTAATATTTCTGGGCAACCAACTTTTGCCATTGAAAATAACGGGACATCGACAACAAATACAATTGATATTGGAAAAACTGCTGCTCACACTCACAATGACGTGTGGTATGAATCTGATATGAGAGATGAAGGTTTTGATAATGACCTTCAGGATAGTACTTCAATTGACATTGTGAAGTATCAAACTAGTACAACTACGGTCACTCATAGTGGTGCAAATATTACACATAATCATACAGTCACTGGCGGTTCTGTAGAGAACAACTTACAGTATACTAGAGCTGCGACTACCATTAATTATAACGGATCTAGTGCAACTGCTAACATCCAGGCAGATGCTAGAAAATCTTTAGATCATTTAACAACACCATACTTAATTTTAGAGTATATCATTAAAATCTGATGTCAAAGTATTACTCTCAAACACAAGCATCTTGGACTGGAGTTCAAGTAGGCACCATTTGTATGATGCCGAAAGATAGCAATGGAGATTATTTTGCTCCTGCAGGATGGCAAGAATGTAATGGCAGAGAATTAGATCCTAATGAGTTTTATGGATTGTATCAAATTATTGGTAATACCTATGGTGGCACTGCTAGTGGTACGATTTATGGACAACTTAGTGGAAAGTATAAAGTACCAGACCTGAGAGATAAAAAAGCTATTGGTACAGGTAGACTTAGACCAGAAGTTAGTTCATCTCCACAATTGGAAGCTCACTTAGGTGGTCCGAGTGGTTATGGTACGAATGTATGTGGAACGTATGGCGGTAAAAACGTTATGCGTATTTCTGATGTTGCCGCTAGAGTGCAAGTTATTGGCAACCCTAGCATTACTTTAAATAAAACATCGCCTACTATTGCCACCTCTTTGGTTGCAAACAGTATCTTGAAGGTGAATAGTGGACATACTTCTAATCACACGGCGCAAAACTATCCATCTCATAGTCACGACCCTACGGGAAAAGCAATTGTAACTAATACTGGAAGTGGTAATAGTAAAACTCTTGATAGAACCAGTCCTGGAAATGGTGAAACTGGGGTTAAAAGTAATTCCAACGTTGCGCACACTTCAAATTTTCAAGATCTAGCTGCAGCTACTGCAGGTAATAGAGCTTTTACATCACAACCTCACGCGCATTGGATAGCTTTTAGCGGTACTATATGGGCTACTACTTCTTATCATAGAAGTTTTGGCGATTCGATCGGAGCCAATGCTGGTAACGCTCACTTGGGCACAGCTTGGGAAGCACAACGAGGCGGTATTGATGCGTGGAGAGCTGCATTCCTTAACGGAGATATTAACAACATAGGTCAATGCCAAGAAAACACTGGAGATTGCATTCTTGAAGCTAAAGCTGGTGGTGGATCTGTAGGACTTACTACTGGTTCGCAACAGGCAAATGCTGATAATGTATCATTTACTTTAGGTGTCAGTGTTGGTTTGAATGCTGACCCTACGATTACTCCTTCCTATCAAGAAACAGCTTATATGATTTTCTTGGGCGTAAGTGCTGCAGCATATGTTGCACCTGCACCACCAGCTGATACTGGAGATAACGTTCCTGGTGATTTTGGACCTCTAGATGAAACAGTTGCCACTGCATCTGGAACTGTTGCAACATCTTTCCAGATTACAGATTGTGATGGTGTTTATAGTTTTACCGTCCTTGTCAAGAAGACTAGTGGAGCTGATGTTGGTGCCACACCAATTAATGTGCAGGGCACAGGTACCAATACTAAGAGTGGATATATTGTTGGTGATACTGTATCGATGGTACTTGAAGGTCCTGCATTAGGTGGGACAGCTGCTAATTATACGATTGAAATTTATGATGGTACTAACTTAGTTAAAACAGGAACTGCCAGCGTAACATATGCTGTTGCTCCAGTAGTTACGATATCGGCACTACCTTCTCTTGTCGAACCTGGAAGCGCCACAAGCATTACTTATGCTGCTCCTGGTGCAACATCTCTTGTCGGATCTAACTTTGGTGCTACTGTCCCGACAGGTGAAACAATTTCTATTATTCCAACTGCTGATATAACATATTCAGTTACTGTTAGTAATGCATATGGTCAGACAACAGCAACTATTCCCGTTACACTTAATATTGGTGCAGCACCAACGATCGCTCTTACAGCGACACCACAGACAATTGATTATAATGGATTTACACGTGTTCAATACGCTTCTCCAGATTCTGATACATTTGTTGGCAGTGACATTCCTGGAGTCAATGATCCTAAAGAAGCTTTTGCTGACGTTCAACTTACGGCAGACACTTCGTACTACGTTACGTTGAGTAATGCGAATGGATCTACTACAGAGAATATAACTGTTACGGTCAATCCTCTTGCTCAACCAGTAGTAACGATGACATCTGATATTAATTCTATTAATATAGGTGCTGATCCTGGCGCACAAATTGAACTTACGATTAGTGGAGCTGATAGTGTTACGTACTCTTCCGTTCCTGCAAATACAATATGGAATTCTTTGACATCTCTGGGTGGAACTACCATCAGTATATCGCCAGATGTTAGTACACAATTTATTATTGCTGCTACAAATGCTGCTGGTACTACTACGGAAAATGTTACTATATCCGTAACTCAACTACCTACAGTTGTCCTATCTGCTGTACCAGCTGTCCTTGAGATTGGCACTGGAGCAACAAATCCTGTTTCCACGTCTACTTTGACTTGGACATCTACAGATGCTACTACTGTTGTAAGTTCTAGTTTCGGTGCATCTACTGTTAGTGGTACTACTACTGTTTCTCCGACAGAGACTACACTCTATGATATCGATGTGTCTGGTCCTGCAGGAGTTGCTGATGCTGAAGTAACAGTGACCGTGAATTGCACCACTGGTACGGGTACAAGTGCTGCAGGTTATGGTGACACATTCTTTGGTTATCTCAAGTATAATGATGGTACCCTTAACGCATTTAACGCTGGTCAGAATCGATACTTTGTTCAGACTACCAATTCTTCATATGCAAATACTACAGCTGTAGGTACATTTACATACGGTCAGATTGGTACGCAAATTCTCGGTAGTTATCAGGTTATTCTTGATAGAAGACCTGATGCTGTTGCCTTTGATGGTTGGATGAACAACTTCATCAATAATTTCGGTACCACATACAATAACTTGACAGATCTGAACACTGCGATCTATAATGATGCTAATGGTATCGGAGTTGGTACCAGCAATGAAATTGCTCTCAGGGCAACCTATGGTGGTCTTGAGGGTAACTACACAGAATGCGGACTTAAAATCGTTTAATTAATGGACATTACACCTATTCGTCCTCTAGAGCTGATGCTCGATGAGAACTTGACTAAATCAAACTTTGATGATTTTATTGGTGTTTGGGATAGTTTTATGCCCAAATCCGAGTGTCAGAAATATATTGATTGGTTTGATGATCTAGAATCTCACGCTAGTGTTATCGGATCCTCAATGGATAACGGTGATATTGCTGACGGTAGATTTCAGTTTCCTCAAGGGAAGCAGGGTAGATATGATAAACAAACCCTGATTACTCATCAAAATCTTGAGTTGCAGCAATGCACTAATCAATATTTGGCATCAACTGTTGAACATTACATTGGTGAGTTTCCACAGCTTGCAGGCGAATCACTGATCAGTAGTTGCATCAAGTTGCAAAAAACAGAGGAAGGTGGTGGATATCACGTCTGGCATTATGAGGCTATGGGTCTTAACCATTCTTCTCGGTGTTTAGTGTGGGCGATATATTTGAATGATGATTATGAAGCTGGTGAGACTGAGTTTTTGATGCAAAAACGTCGGGTTAAACCTCCTGCAGGAACTGTTGTAGTTTGGCCAGCTGGTTTTACGCATCCCCACAGAGGAAATACAGTATTAAAAGGCAATAAATATATCTTGACTGGTTGGTACTATCACAACGCATAAAATGGCAAGAGATTTTGGAAAAGCAGCATTAGTTATTAACAATATTCAGAAGGTGATTGGTACGTACCACGCTCCTTTTGGAACTACTCTCTTCTTTGATATTGGCGAAGAATATAATACATTAGTGGCACCTCTTTTGGTTGGCATTTGGGATGTTCCTGGTGTTGATCAATTTGAGATGATGTACTATTGGTTATCTTCAGATGATGGGGACGGAATTATCTCACCATCTTTTTATATCACAGAGAACACAGAGTGTTCTGGAGAGATTCCTAGTAACTATAATAAAACGCCTCTGAATGGTGGTCCTAGTACGGCAGAAGCAGATAAGATTTACAATGCTCTTAGGACTAGACTAGAAGAACTTACGGCAGAGCATATTGCAGCTGAGGCGGCAGTTGTAGAAGAACAATTTGATGCTCACAGATACCTTACCGAAGGTGTTCCTGAGAATATGAAAACATTGAAGCACGCGAGACACACTCGTCTACTTGATTGTGATTGGACCCAGATGGCTGATTCTCCTCTTACTGATGAGAAAAAAGCTGAATGGGCAGCATATCGTACATTACTTAGAGATCTTCCTGCTGCTCAAACAGATGATCCCTACGATCCTGAAAACTTTACTGGTTGGCCTACTAAACCCTCTTAATTATGTTTTATCGTTATGAACTTTTGAATTCCGTCCAAGTCGGGCATATATTAAATCTTTGTGATGCTGGTACCTGGGAGGATGGTAAAGAATCTGGCAGTAGCGATAAACGAGTAAAGAATAATTTCCAAATAGACAAACAGTCTGCATATGCGTGCTGGAGTATATTGGAAGGTTCTATGGATAATTGTGATGTTGTACGCGACTCAATGCTGAGCTGTGCTTATACGTTACCACATTTTTGTAAGTATGGTGTAGGATGCCATTATGATTGGCATACCGATCACGCACATATGGGTTCTAATCAAGATTTACGATCTGATGTTAGTACCAC